TCAAAACTTCATCATGCAAAATATCGTTTTGGATTCACAGGTACTCTTGATGGAACTCAAACTCACAAATGGGTTCTTGAAGGACTCTTTGGACCATCATATAAGGTAACAAGAACTTATGAGTTGATGCAACAAGGTCACATTTCCCAATTAGATATTCGTTGTCTTGTTCTCAAACACTCGCCACAAAAGTTTGAAACATATGAGGATGAAATTCAATATCTAATTTCACACGATCAAAGAAATAAATTTATAACTAATCTTTCTTTGGATTTAAAAGGAAATACTCTTGTTTTGTTTTCTCGCGTAGAAGCACACGGAGCAATCTTATATGAAAAGATAAATAATATCAAGCGAGGTGATCGTAAAGTATTTTTTATTCATGGTGGAGTTGATACTGAAGAAAGAGAATTAGTTAGAGAAATTACGGAAAGGGAAAACAACGCAATTATTGTTGCTTCCTATGGAACTTTTTCTACTGGTATCAATATTAAAAATCTTCATAACGTTATCTTTGCATCACCCAGCAAATCACGTATTAGAAATCTACAATCAATTGGACGAGTCCTTAGAAAGGGAAAAAATAAAGTAAAAGCAGTGCTTTACGATATTTCTGATGATTGTACTCACAACTCAAGAAAAAATTATACTTTAAACCATTTAATAGAAAGAATCAAGATCTATAATGAAGAAAATTTTAACTATGAAATAATCACGGTACAACTAAAAAAATGATTGAGGAAGATTTTTACTGCACTCTCAAATTAAAAACAGGCGAAGAAGTCTTTGCTAAGGTAGCTGCATCTGAAGAGGAAGACAGGACGATATTAATAGTATCGAATCCAATTATCGTAAATGAGATAAAAGGTAGAACTGGTGTAGTTGGTTATAAAATAGAACCTTGGCTAAAAACAACCACAGAGGACATGTTTATTATAAACTTAGAAGACGTTCTTACCCTATCTGAGTCTTCAGACATTGAAATGATTATGATGTATCAGACTTATATACGTCAATCTACGAAGGATGGAACAAATCAATCAAAGATTAATCGTAGAATGGGATATATTGCCAATGTCAATGATGCCAAAGAGATCTTAGAGAAGATCTTTAAGAGTAGCTAAGCCTTGACCTTCAAACCCAACAAAGGTATTCTATCGAAGTTTAGATACCTTGTCAAGTATTTGTATAAGTGCTATAATTCATACATATTATGAGTTAACCTAATGATAACGACAGCAGTTATGACCAAAAGAAAGAGGTCAGAGCACTACGTCAATAATAAAGAGTTTCTTGCTGCTCTAATCAAGTATCGTGAAGATAAAGAAATTGCAGAAATCCAAGGAAAACCAAAACCACCCATTCCGCGCTACATTGGAGAGTGTTTCCTGAAGATTGCTAATCATTTATCATTCAAACCAAATTTTGTCAACTACATGTTCAAGGAGGACATGATTTCTGACGGTATTGAAAATTGTGTTCAGTACATTCACAACTTCAATCCAGAGAAGTCACAGAATCCTTTTGCATACTTTACCCAAATCATTCATTATGCTTTTATTCGTCGTATTACTAAAGAAAAACGCCAACTAGAAATCAAAAATAAAATTCTTGAGCGTTCTGGGTTTAGTGAGGTGTTTACTGACGACAACACTATTGACGGAGGGAACTATTCCGATTACAATAGTATTAAGGATGGAGTTCACAGCAAACTGCGATATTGAATGAAAGTAGCAATTATTACAGATCAGCACTTTGGTGCTAGAAAGAATTCCAAACTCTTTCATGATTATTTCTTAAAATTCTACAATAATGTATTTTTCCCAACGCTCGAAGAGTATGGGATTACTACTGTTGTAGATATGGGAGATACTTTTGATAGTCGTAAAGGAATTGATTTTTCTGCTTTATCTTGGGCAAAAAATAATTACTATGACCGTCTTCAAGAAATGGGTGTAAAAGTCCATACAATTGTAGGAAATCACACGGCTTATTATAAGAACACTAACAATGTAAATGCAGTCGATTTGCTTCTACGAGAGTATGATAATGTGACTGTATATTCAGAACCAAACGAAGTGATGTTGGGACAACTACCAACTCTTTTTATTCCGTGGATTAATCAAGAAAATGAGGAAAGCACTCTCAAACTTATTCAAAAGACAACTTGCACGTGTGCGATGGGGCACCTTGAACTCCAAGGATTTAGAGTTAATAAACAAATCGTCATGGAGCATGGTTTGGAGGGCAAACTATTTGGTAAGTTCACCAGGGTCTACTCGGGACACTATCACACTAGATCGAATGATGGAACAGTCTTCTATCTAGGTAATCCTTATGAGATTTATTGGACTGATGTAGGTGATACTCGCGGATTTACTATCTTTGATACTGAAACAATAACTCACGAACCAGTGAATAATCCTTATAGAATGTTTTATAACATTTATTATGAGGACACTAATTACCAAACATTTGATACTCGTGAGTATGAGAACAAAATCGTAAAGGTTGTTGTTCGTAAGAAATCTGATACTAAAAAGTTTGAGAAGTTTATCGATAAACTCTATGCATCTAATATTGCAGAACTCAAAATTATCGAAAACTTTGATATTCAAGAACCAGTAGAGTTTGAGGCATTTGAAAGTGAAGACACTATCTCTATTTTGAATAGATATATTCAGGAGGCAGAAATTAGTCTTGATAAATCAGTCATTCAAAAAATGATGCAAGAAATTTATCAAGAGGCATGTGAATTAGTTTAAATGTTTATTCTAACAATTAATGGCAGAGAAACTGAAGGTGCATATTCCGTAGTTGATGATGAAGGAGAAAATATTCTTTATCTATTTCAAGAAGAAGATGATGCAATTAGATATGCTATGATGTTAGAAGATGATGGATATCCCGAAATGCACGTAATTGAAATTGAAGATAAAGTGATGATAAAAACCTGCCATTTGCATGGGTATCAATATACGATTATTACACCAGATGATATTGTAATTCCTCCAGATACTGATTATGATTTTATTTAAAAAAATAAGATTTAAAAACTTTCTGTCTACTGGAAATCAGTATACTGAAGTTGATTTTACAGAAAATAAAACCAATCTAATTGTTGGTACAAATGGAGCAGGTAAAAGTACTGTTCTTGATGCTCTAACTTTTTCTTTATTTGGGAAACCATTTCGCAAAATTAACAAACCACAACTTATCAATTCCGTAAACGAAAAAGATTGTAGAGTTGAGGTTGAATTCTGCATTGGAAATACTGAATGGAAAATTGTAAGAGGAATTAAACCAGCACTCTTTGAAATTTGGAGAAATGATACTACTTTAGACCAGTCTTCTGCTGCTTTAGATCAGCAGAAGTGGTTGGAGCAAAACGTTCTTAAGATGAATTATAAATCTTTTACGCAGATTGTGATTCTAGGTTCTAGTACCTTTGTTCCCTTTATGCAACTTTCTGCTGCTAATCGTAGAGAAGTAATTGAAGATCTTCTTGATATCAAGATCTTTTCTTCTATGAATATGGTAATTAAGGAAAAGATTCGTCAAGCAAAAGAAGATATCAAGGTTCTTAGTCTAAAGAAAGAATCTCTTCTTGATAAACTGAATATGCAGCAAAGTTTTATTGAAGAACTTGAGAATCGCGGTAAAGAAAATATAGAGAACAATAAACGAAAAGTTTCTGATTTAAGTGAAGAAATAGAACAACATTTGGAAGAAAATACTTCGCTAGAAGAACCTCTTCGTGATCATATCAAAGAGCAAGATAAGTTGGTTGGATATGCAGAAAAACTTCGTAAATTGGGAAATCTAAAAGGTAAGATTTCGCAAAAAGTATCTACTCTTACCAAAGAACATAAATTTTTTACAGAGAATACTGTTTGCCCTACCTGCACACAGTCAATTGAAGAAACCTTCAGAATAAATAGAATTACTGACGCTCAAAATAAAGCAAAGGAGTTGCAATCTGGTTATAAAGAACTAGAAGAGGCAATTAAAGAGGAAGAAGAGCGAGAGCGTCAATTCACCGCTCTATCGAAGGAGATTTCAAAACTAACGAATGGCATTTCTCAAAACAATATTAAGATTAACGGATTACAAAGACAAATCCGAAATCTTGAACATGAAATTCAAGTTCTTACCGAGAACCTTGCAAACCGAAATTCTGAACATGAGAAGTTAGAATCCTTCAGAGACAACTTAAAAACTACATACGACGAACTCGCTTCTAAAAAAGACACAATCAACTATTACGATTTTTCGTATAGTTTACTTAAAGACGGTGGAGTAAAATCCAAAATCATTAAGAAGTATCTACCGCTGATAAATCAGCAAGTTAACCGTTATCTCCAGATGATGGATTTCTATATTAACTTTACACTTGATGAGGAGTTTAACGAAACCGTCCAGTCACCTATTCATGAAGATTTCTCTTATGCTTCTTTTAGTGAAGGTGAGAAAATGAGAATTGATCTTGCACTTCTGTTTACTTGGAGGGAAGTTGCGAGAGTCAAAAATTCAGTGAATACAAATCTTCTTATCATGGATGAAGTATTTGATAGTTCACTTGACGGATTTGGAACAGAAGAGTTTCTTAAAATCATTCGTTATGTGATTAAGGATGCGAATATTTTTGTTATTTCTCATAAGACAGGACTAGAGGACAGATTTGAATCTGTCATTCGATTTGAAAAGGTCAAAGGTTTTTCACGTATGGTGGTCTGAACCACCCAAGAACAATGAAAGTCCCAAACTGGAAACACAATTCTGGGAAACCTCAGAAACGAAAACTTAAACCACAAGCACTTCGACAAGCAAAAGCACGAAGACAAGCACTCAAGAAGCGTCTCAATTTCAGAGACGCTTCTTTTTTTATAAATAACTAAAAAAGTATTTGTAACAAATGGAACCAAAACAATTAGTTGGTCTTTATGAAGCCTACCAACAGGTTTATGAACCTCAAGAACTGACCGAGGAAGTAGAAATTGCAACAGAATATTTCTATGAAATGGGTCTCAATGAAAGTGGAATTGATATTCTTATTGAAGAACTTGGAGAAGAAGAGTTTGTTAATTGGGTATATGATATTTCTGAAGAATATACTTTAAGCGAAGCAGATCAAACTCGCCTTCAGAAAATGGCATCTGCCAAGGGTAAAATTGTAATTGGTCCAAAAGGTAGCAGACCACAGAGCACCACTAAATCTGCCATTCAAAAAATGGGTGGAACCACAAAAAGAATTGGTTCTTCGCAGAGACCTGGATCGACTATCAGTGGCAAGAGACAAAAAGCAGCTTCTACTGCAGTATCTCAGCAAACATCTTCACCATTAACTCCGCAGCAAACTAGAACAGGAATTGCCGGAAGACTTGGTGCAGCTCTTGGCAATGTAGTTAAAAGAGCAAAAAGTGACATTGAACTGGTAAGAAAAACTGGAGAAACCGTAGGCAAAGCTGTTAAAACTGGAATTGAAGGTTTAAATACTGCTAGTGATTCTAGACTTGCCAGACAAGCAAGAGTTCAAGTTAAAAAAGGATTGCAAAGACAGCAAAAGGCAATTGAAAAAGTCGCTCCTGTTGTAGGTGGATCCCTTGGTAGAGCAGCCGCTCAAGTACCTGCCATTAGAGACACTTATAAAGCAGGTCAAAGACTTGGTAGAGCACTGAATCGTGAAGAATATGCCTATATTCTTGAGCATCTTCTTGATGAGGGATATGCAAATAGTATTGAAAATGCCGAAAAGATTGTAATGAACATGAGTGAGCAGTGGAGAGATAGTATTATTGGTTGAAACCAGTTCCCAAACTGTCCGCCAGAGGGTCTTAGGATCCTCTTTTTTTGTATAAACTTGTATAAATAATAGTGGATAAGTTCGTGTAAAACCTATGACTTCTTATTATACTTATGCTTATTTAAGAGAAGATAAAACACCATATTACATCGGGAGAGGTAAAGGTGATAGAGCATATAGAAGACATTGGAGAAGTAGAGTGAAAGGTGGATATTTTGACCCACCTAGTAGAGATAGGATAATAATCCTAAAGAAAAATCTTACTGAAGATGATGCTAATAAACACGAAAAGTATATGATTGCTATTTTTGGTAGAAAAGATTTGGGAACAGGAATATTGAGAAATCTTACTGATGGTGGAGAAGGAACCTCTAATGTAGAAATAACTGAAGAGAGGTTAATGAAGTTGAGGAAACCTAAAAGTGAGGAGCATAAAGAAAAACTTAGAAAACCTAAAAGTGAAGAGTATAAAAGAAAAATGAGCGATATTAAAAAAGGAACCAAACTTTCAAAAGAACACAAGGAAAAAATAAGAAAACAAGTTAAAGGTAGAGTGTGGTGGAATAATGGAGTTAATAATAAACATACAAAGGAGTGTCCAGGTGAAGGTTGGAGTAAAGGAAGAATTAACAATAATATTGGTAGAATA